AATTTGGAAAAATCAGTTCAATTAATGGGTTTCCCACAAGGAACTGATATAGCACAAATATTTGATGCTATGGCCCAAACTATCGACAAACTTAAGTCTATTGACATGTAATAAGTTTGTTGCTATAATCTAAACATCCAACTAATCCAATTAAATCCGAGGTAACTAAATGTCGTTTGCTAATCTTAAAAAGCAATCAAAATTGGGCTCTCTTACACAAAAACTTGTTAAGGAAGTCGAAAAAATGAATAACAATGGTTCATCAGGTGATGACCGTTTATGGAAATTAGAATGTGATAAATCAGGTAATGGATATGCCGTCATTCGTTTCCTACCTGCTCCCGATGGTGAGGATCTACCATTTGTAAAACTATACTCCCATGCCTTCCAAGGTCCTGGTGGTTGGTATATCGAAAATTCTTTGACTACTCTTGGTCAGAAGGATCCTGTTTCTGAGTTTAATACTACTCTCTGGAACAATGGCACTGATGCTGGTAAAGATGCTGCTCGTAAGCAGAAGCGTAAACTCACATATATCAGTAACATTTATGTTGTAAAGGATCCAACAAATCCTGAGAACGAAGGTAAGGTATTCTTGTACAAGTATGGCAAGAAAATCTTTGACAAACTAACTGCAGCAATGCAACCTGAGTTTGAGGATGAGGAAGCAATTGATCCATTCGATTTCTGGCAAGGTGCCAACTTCAAGTTGAAAGCAAAGAACGTTGCTGGTTATCGTAACTATGACTCTTCTGAGTTTGCTGCTGTGAGTCCTCTTTTAGAGGGTAGTGATGATGATGCACTAGAAGCACTTTGGAAGAAAGAAAGTTCTCTTCAAGATTTTGTTGCCGCAGATCAATTCAAGTCTTATGAAGATTTGAAGAAGCGTCTTGGTTATGTTCTTGGTAATAAAGCTCCTGCTCGTCAAGATACAGAAACTTTTGGTGAGGATAATGATCGTGGTTCTGCAGAAGAACTAGTTAGTGCTGCTGTTGCTGCACCAAATCCTACTTCATCTACTGAAGAGGAAGATGATCCGTTATCATACTTTGCTAAATTAGCACAGTAACATTAAAAGGGGGTCTTAATTGACCCCTTTTTTAATGTGGAATTGTAATTCTAGTATTCTCGGTTCTAATTAACTTATCATTGACATATTGTGATGATTCTTTATAAATCATTTCATTTCTCATATCAGTCAAGAATTGTTGTAAATATTCTTTTCTTAGTAGATATATTGACCTTTTTTTATTATTTTTTCTTATTTCATATTCATAATTAGAAACTCCTACTACCGTATTTGATAAAGTAGGTGTTATCGGACTTGAGTATATAGGGTCTCCATTCTCATCATAACTAGAAATTTCTCTATATGATATTGTAAAATCAGAATCTACTATTTGACCAGAAGGTATAATTAATTTATCATTAACATCTTTAATTTCTTTAGTTTCATAGTGGTGTATACTATTTCTATCTGAACCATAAATTTCTTCAACATAATTATAGAGGTCTTTATCTGATAATGGCCAGTCATTCCTTAGATTAACAATACCAGCAGATAATATTACAACCCAATCAAGAGATGATTTTCCGTAAAGTTCTTCGGCAACAGTATCTGGTCTTGCACCTTGTGCTATTTCGTATTTGTTGAATATTGTAAAAATATTCTGTAAGTCATCACGAATCTTCATTCTTCTGAATAGATTCTTAGCAGTTACATAACTGGAACTTGAAATTCTACTTGAAAATGGTGATTGATACTCAAGATTTGGTATCTCCCTAAAATAACCCATTAGTAACCTACTCCTTCTAATCCTTGTTCTTTTTCATAATCCTCTGCATAGATTGGATTAAGTTCTTGAAATGATAATGATAACTTCATATGAACTGGTGTTGTATCATCATAAGTTGCATAAGTTCCTGCACCAGTATAATTAACCGACATATTTTTCAATGCCATCGGTTTGAATTTATGTAAGAACTTATGATTACTACTACCAGTTTTATATGTCAATTGAAAAACATTTGGTGATTTAATAAACAATCCACTTGAATTTTCAGAACCACTAGATGAATTTCTAGCATTCATATTTGTTTTGAATGTTCTAATTATATTTTTAATTGTTTCACCTTCTTTTTGATCTCTAGGAGCCAAATCAAAATCAAAACTAAACCCTCTTAAAGTAACTCCTTTGAATAAAAGTTCCATATTTGGATTTAAAACTTGTCCTTGTGACCTTGATAACATTCCACCAAGACTAGTATTACCACCTAATATATTGACTGCTTTGGAAGCAAAGAATGATTGTGCTAAACCTTGAGCAGATGAATCACCTGCCATATCTCCTAGTCCTTTAGCAGCTCCCGAAATTAATTCACCAGTAGCTTTACCAAGTCCTTCTGATCCTATAGCGTCTTTTGCTATAGCAAAACCTTTTGCTGCTAATCCATTAATACTATCCTCACCCCATTCTACATCATTAGAATCCTGAATATTTTCTGGGACAGGAAGAAAGATATATCCTATTGGGTTTTCTATATTTTTTTGTAACCCTTCTGTAGAATTACTTAATTTAAATGGTTGTTCCTTGGTCTGATTAAATCCAGGTGGTTTATATTCTACTACTTTAATTTCTAAAAAATCACTATCTTGTTCTAATTGTGTATTTGGATATCTATAATTGAATGCCTTTTTACCCCCACCAGATGCTTTACTTCCACCAGTTTTTTTCTTTATACGATTTATAAATTTAGGTTTACCATCCGCACCTTTAATTAATGTTTTACTCCCATCTCTGAGACCATCTAAATTCTTAGTAGTATATGGACCTTCTCCTGGTGTATCAAATAATTTTCCACCTAACATCTTTATCGACCTATACGTTTTAACTATTTAGAAGGATTTTTTTAAAAGGTATCATATCAAGGTCATTTAGTTCTTCAGAGTATACTTCATACAGTTGTCCAGCAACTTCATTCCATGTATAATTTCTATAATCATTCCAATGAAAATTGATACCTCTAAAACCCCATCGATAAATCTCAGTTACTGCTACT